CGTCGGCACCCCAAGTCTCAATGTTCTGCTTGTCCTTAGCGTATTCACGATAGAGGAACACGCGCGCATCAGGAGAGACAGCAGCCCAACCAGCCCAAGTTTTAGCAGTGTAGCCCCAGTCAATCGCAAGTATCCGTGGCCACCACTCGGGGACCTCGAAAGGCTTGACAACGTGACATGCGTGAGCCGGTTCTCCGGGCCGATGAAAGTCTCGCCACTCAGCGAATACTTGTCCGGAAAATACATACCAGTCGCCGTCTTTCTTGGCACGGCGTTCGGCCTCGGGGAGGATTTCGAGGCGCCAAGCGTATCCTGGGTCGGCTTCGTTGAGGTATGGGTTGTCGTCGAGCTTTGCAGGGATGTAGATTCGGGTTGTTCGACTCGAGCGGTCGTGGATGATCTTGAAACCGTATCGTGCGGGGTCAACGAATCGCTCTCGGACCCACACATGACCCTGATTCCCTGGATTACTAGCGGACCTAACGACGGGCGGAAGGTCCGGTTCGGACGATCGGACACGACTGGTGACAAAGGAATAGACGAACCACTTGAAGCTCGTGAGCTCATCGAACGCGGCGTAGTGGTATTCGGTAGTGTCATGGCGCCGTGCGTGCTTTTCCTTTTCGAGGTAGCTCGCTCTGATAATAGCCCCTGAAGGCCACTTCCAGAAGTGCTTCGCTTCGTTAAAGACAGCGCCGGTTAACTTGTAGAAACGGTCCGCGCGAGGGATAATTGATTCCTCAAGCTGCGGAAACGTCTCGCGAAAGATGATACCGTGAAACTTCGGATGAAGATGCCAACCACGTAAAATCGGCAGCATGATGAGCAGCTCGGATTTACCACCTCCGGCTGCTCCACCATACAGTGCCTCAAAGATCGAATCTGGAATCTCGAGAAACTTCTTCTGCTTCTCGTGCGGCTTCCAGATTCGAGTGAAGTTGTCGACGACTTCGATGCCCACGTTGGACTACTTGAAGTCGTCGAACCCGTCGTCCTTCGCCGCCGCTGCCACCTCAGGCTCCGGTGGCGTTTCTTCGCCAGGAACTTCCGGAAACGGTGGAAACGGGATGCCGAGCGCCTCGTGAATCTCGAACGGCACGATGTAGCGTTGGCCGTTGGAGAGGGTGTAGAGGCCGTCGCGGTGGAAGCCCTTCGAGAGGCCATGCTGGTTCTCGACGGCGAGCGGTCCACCGTAGCCACCAATCGAGCGCGCGTCGACAACCGTGCACTGCTGCACTGCTTCGAGCCTCGTGTCGACGTGGACGATGCCCTCGGGATTCCGCCGGAGGTCACCGAGTTCGATTGGCCGGTCGAGCAGACCGACCTCGGCGGCGTCCTGCACGTATTCCTTCTCTTTCTTGTTCGACATGTCTGACTCCTAGAATTGAGGTTGTCCGCCGCCCATACGAGCCGCCTTCGCACGCTGGAGTGCCGCTGATGCGGGAAGACCTGAGAAGTCCGTCCGCTGTGGATTGATGGGGATACCGTCACCGGGGGCTACTGGAGCACCAGCACCCTCCACCGGTGGTGGTCCGATAGAACCCATCATGTTGGGTCCGGCTCCGAACCGACCCATCCCGCCTGCTCCGGGAGGGATTCCGCGAGGCGGGCCACCGAAACCTCCACCCATCATTGGAGGAGGCCCCATCGGTGGCCCCGTCGGAGACTGAGGACGTTGAAATCCACCACCTCCGGGATTGAACGGGAGTTGCCCAGCCATCGGACCACCAGGCATCATCGGAGGTGCCATCATGGGAGGAGCTGGACGTTGCGCGGCGCTCGGTGGGAGCGGCATCGGACCGCGCGTTGGAGCACCACCGGCCATAAAGGGGAGTTGCGCTGCTTGAGGCGGTGCCGACATGCCCGGTCCGGGCTGTTGGGTGAAGCCACCTCCCGCGCCGCCCGAGATCGGACCCTGCATCCGAGGAGCAGTGCTTCGCATCCCCATTGGCCGTGCCTTCTTCTTTGCCTTTGGAGCCGGAGCTTTCATGGTTGCCATGACTAATCCTCAGATGCAGAGTTACCGATACTCAGTTACTGATGCTCAGCTGTTCGCCGATGGACTACTTCTTCTTCGGCTGCGCGCTCTCGTCCTTGATGGGAACGATGACCCACCCGTAGACCGGGGTCCACTTCAGCTCGAACTTCTGGTCGGGCTTGGGCAGCGAGTTGTCGACGCCCGGCTGTGCACCCGGCAGGCCCTGATCCGGCTTCGGCTGCGAGCCTGGGAGTCCCTGATCGGGCCTCGGCTGCGAGCCGGGAAGCGTGTTGTCGGGCTTCGTGCCCTGACCAGGCAGAGTGTTGTCCGGCTTGCCGGGGACGGTCGGCAGGGAATTGTCGGGACCGACCGGCGGAAAGACGGGCAGGTGGACAGGGAATCCCGGCGGAGGCGTGGGCAACGTGTTGTCGGGTCCGGGACCGCTCTCGCCAACGACTGGCGGCCAGATGGTCGCGGGAGGAGTCGGGAGGGTGTTGTCCGGGCGCGCGCCTGAGTCCTTCGTTTCGAGAATGGTGATGATTGCGAGCTTCGTCTTCGGCATCGTCTGCTTCTCCTGAGTTACGTGTTTACGTGACTTACTTCTCTCTACGAGGACCGCCCACAATTCGGGCGTAATCTCCGTCAGCTCATCGAACACGACGAATTTCGATGGCTCGTGGCCCTTTCGGCGCCTCCAGGCAGAGGAACTCGACGCGGTCGCCGATTTCCAGGTCTGAGAACTCGACTCCCTGACTCTTTTGCAGAGCCGTGTAGTGGAAGAAGTAGTCCTGGCCATCGTTGCCAGCGATGAACCCGAAACCCTCTTTGAGCTTGCGCACAACGCCAGTCTCACTCTGCGCGGCGTTGCGTTGCTCAGCTGCTGGTCCTGACTCTCTCTCGTCTCCGTTACGCATCCTTCGACTCCTTTAATTTCCGACCGAACGCGTGATGCGTCCCTGCTGCTACCGAGTCCAGCACGTTCTGTGCTTGAGTCCCGATGATCAGGTGCTCACGATTGATGCAGTTACGCACGTTGCACTTGTGCCGGACCACATCAATTTCTCCTGCGCGCACAACGAATCGATGAACCCTCTCCCATCGATCTCCGACTTTTACGACTCCGTATCCGTCAGGTCGAGTGGTTCCAGTCCACAACCAGCATCCGGTATCGCTTACCTGAACCTTCTGGTTTATGCGCTGCAGCCGAGTTTCAAATGAGAGCGGTTTGCTTCCACCTCGATACATTACTTCGTCTCCGCTACGTCGCCTTCCAGATACTTCTGAGGAACTCGCTCCTCACCTACCGAGACGGCTTCGTAATCCGACTCCTTCTTCACTTCCGGTCGATACATATGGAAGTGGACTGTCTGTTCCGACGACATCTCCTTCGGGAGCATCTTCTCGGAGATGACTGCGAGTTGTGAGCCGACCTGTGCGAGTTCCCTCGCTTTTTCTATCTTTTTGATTTTCGTATCATCGAGGCACTCCAAGACCGTATTCAGACGCTTGAATGCCAAGTCGCGAATCTTCGTCCGCTGACCTTCGATAATCGAGATGAGGTTGTTGTTTGGCTGGTCGAGATTGACGTGGCCCTGCTTGCCATGATCAGACATGAGTCTGATATGGTCCTCGTTGACATCGAACAACCTTGCCGAGTTCGCACGTCCGGTCAGCTGGCCCACTATCACGGCATCTGCTGCTTCCTTGGGAGTCAGCTTTGGCTTGTAGGCTGCTTTACGCAGTGCGCGCTCGACATGGCGAACCACCTCGGGGTCCAGCATTGATGGTGCATCTGGAGTGAGAGGTTCGATTGGCGACGGCTTATCGTCTCCATGAGGAGAAGAGTCCCGGTCTATCCGGTTCAAGATGTTGTGATGGGACCCGAGACGAATGCTCGCCTCTTCTTCAGAAATCCACATGAGTTTTGTGTCGTCGAGCGGCCCTGGCCCTCGGCTGATATGATTATAGCATTTTCTGAGGATTCTGTCAAGTCGGCCAAAGTTCGCCCGATGAACATTGTTCCTGCGAGTGAACATTTCGGTAGGTCACGTATCGAAAATCAAAGTTACGA